CTCCTCACGCGACAAAGTAAACAAGGCACCGCTTTTCTTCACCACCAGATCGGTGGCTTCAATATGGTCGGGATGGCTATGGGTGCCGATCACCAGACCAATATCCTCAATTTTGAAACCATCCTTTTTCATAGCCTCACTCAGAGAATCAAAACAAGGCTCCCCGAGCTCATTCCTGACGTGCCCGGGATCCACCAATACGTGCGGATGCTCTCCCCTTAAGACCGAGGACCATAGAACGGCATTGCAGTTATTGCCCCTGCCTTGCCACACATAATAATAGAAATACTCCGCCAACTTCACAGACTTATGATAAATCATAGCTTGAACCTCTTTAACATTATAGGCTAAAATGCACTGCCAGTGCTAATTATCGTGACTCGTCATCGCGAAGCACGGCAGTGCTGAAGCAATCTTGAAGAATAGAGACCTGAGGTTGCGTCGCCTCGACAAGTCGGGGCTCGCAACGACGTAACGAAAGGGACTCAGATGAGTGAGCTAAAGAGTGCCTGGGAAGTTGCTCAAGAGAGAGCAAATAGATTGGGCAAGCTGTCAGCCGACGAAAAGGAACAGCAAGAAAGACAAAGGTATCGCCAGGTGGGTCAGGTGCTGGCACAGAAGTGGATCGACAGTTCTCAAAGATTGGCTGTGACTGCGGAGCTGAGCAAACACGAAGAAAAGGGGAGAGAGATAATAAAGCAGGCCATAATCGAGCACCTGATAGAGGCTATCGAATTTGCAGATACCCGGGTCATAAATAGTGTGAAAAGGGTAATCGAGGCGATAACCAGCCTAAAGCCTGAATTGCGGCCCAGGGCAGAGGAAATGAGCCAGCTTGTTGAAGAATATGAATTGGCAGAACAAAAGATAAGGCAGGAACTGGAGAGCCACCACAGGGAAGCCCTGCACCAGTTGAGGATCTCAGGAACGGCAATAGAAGCTATCAATATCGAAGATAACCCACAATGGCAGCTAGCTCGACAGGGGTTAGTTGAGTCTCTTGCCCCCAGACTCAATGCTTTGAAGCAAGCATTAGTTGGCTAGAAATGGGGCCAACTCTATTTTTTCTACTTGCGTGGGTTTGCCATGCCGTGCAACTCCATAGACTAGCTTGAGATTTGGACAGCGGCACCCCGACGTCTAGAAGAATGAGAAAATAGAGTCGACCCCTTTTTCACGGGGCCCCCAGGGTGAGCCGCTGCTCGTACTGGGCCTTGCGGCGATCGTAGTCTGTCTGGATGGCCAGGACTCTGTAGTTCTCATGGTCGATCCCGCAGCGCTTGTCGGTGACGGTGATAACGTCGAGGAGCTCCTGGGCGACGTTGGTCGGCACGGTGATTTGATCCCCCATAGCTTCTAGAGTCTCATGTCTGAGTAAGGCGTCGGCCCTCCTGGCCGCCTGGTCGGTCTCCTCCAGGTTGGCGTCGTACTGCATGCGGAGGTTGTCTATGCCCAGGGATAGTAAATCCCAGTCAAAGGCTGCCTCCCGGACGTGGACGGGGGGTTCGTCCTGGGTGTCTCCGCTGACCTGGGTGTGGGTAGTGGTGAGCTTAGCGGCGTAGGCGCCGGCGTAGAGGGGGTGAGAGCCTGGCTGGTTATCGTACTCGTAGGACGATGACTCATTGGCCAACAGGTCTTTGGCGAAGCAGAGTGCGCGCCTGGGCACGAGGCCGTCGGTGACGAAGCTTAGCAGGCGCCTGAGCTGGGTGTCGGCCATGGTGCCCCCCCTGGATAGGAACTTGGGGTAGTAGTCATCTATGGTGTCGCTTTTAGGGGAGTCGGGGTTGTTCCAGAGGCGTATGCCGAGCCTCCCGAGTAGCTGGTAGAGGATCGCCCACACCCGGCAGGGCTCGAACGTCGTGTAATTCCAGCGGAGGGAGTATCGGGCCGCCCACCGGGAGGCGAGGCCCCAGAGGTCGACACAGCGCAGGGTGAGAGCTGAGCGGTTGGGCTCTGACGTGTATTGCCAGGAATCTATCCAGTAAGTGAGGTTGTCGAGGGCCTCGGGGCCCGATGTGGTCTTGTAGCCGAGGCGTAGCTGAACTTCCGCGCGGAAGCGAAGCGAAGCGAGATCCCCCTCTCCCGGGGAAGCGAAGTATCCCTTCGAGTTGTCGAGCTGCAGGACCAGGAAGCCTGGCTTGTGGTGACCGATGACTTGGTGGAGCTCCTGGATGTAGGGGGTCAGGTCCAGGGGATCGGCGGCTGGGCGGGGTGCTCTCCAGACTCCGTCGGGTGTCGAGAACCACCAATAGGCGGCGGTGCTGGCCATCCGGAGGCCGAAGGCCGCGGGGATGGGGATGAAGAACCGGGGCTCGGTGATGGTGGCGTCGGACCAGCTGGTGTCCTTGACCAGGTGAGCGAGGAGTGGACGGGTATAGGCGGTCACTCCTGAATAGTCTTCCACAACGGTGAGCTGCAGGGTCTCGTAGTCCTGGGCGCCGTCCGGGACGTGGCAGTCGGGGTATCGGAAGGCGGTGACGACGTCCTCGTCTGCGGTTAGCAGAACATGGAGGGCGCTGAAGTTGTAAGTGGTGGAGAGCTTGGTGGCATAGAGAGCGTAGCTCACGATTGCTGTTCCGCCGTCCGTGTCTTTGCCGGCCAGGACGATGGGGAAGTCTCCCCCCTGGTAGGTGGCCCCGATGCCGTAGGTGGTGTCGAGGCCGTGGTTGTAGTAGTGCTCGGCGGTGGCCTGGTCGGACGTGTCCAGGACGACGGCACTGACCTTGAACTGGGTAGCGGCGAAGCAGACGACGATGTCGGTGGCTCCCTTCCAGCAAGCGGCCATAGAGAGGACGCCGGCAATGGCTATGAGCTCGGCGTTGGTCCAGTCCTGGCCATAGTTGTGGGAGTAGTACTTGCGTAGGGTGTCGTCCGTCTTTCGGTAGAATATGTAAACTTTAGTACCATAGGCGGCTATGGCGCAGGGACCGGCGCAGTCCGCTGCGACCTCCGTCCAGGACGAATAATCGGAGCTGGGCCCGGGGTTGGCCACTTTCTGATAGTAAAGCTTGCTCCCTGTTGCCGCGCGGATGCGGTGCATGGATCCCTGGCCATCGATGGCGATGCCGTGATGGTTGTCAGGCTCTGACCCGTCGTAAAGCCTCGTCCAGGTGAGGCGCTTGATTCCCTGCTCGTAGTCATAGAGCTTGGCCTCTACGTGGGGCTGGCGGTGCGGGCTTCTCTGAGCTGCCAGCAGGGTGGGAGTGATAGGGTAGGCCTGGCCTATAGCTGCCAGGCTGCCTGTGCCTGAGAAAGTGGCTGAGGCTGTCTTGACCTCGCCGCCGAGCTTGGTGCCGATAGCTGCCAGGCTGCCTGTGCCGGCCATGGTGGCCTTGCCCGCCAGGATGGACCGAGCGGCTGCCGCCAGGGTGCCGGTGCCTGATAGGGTGGCTGCCGCTTTTCGTAGGTAGGCGCCCTTAGCGGCCAGGGTTCCTGTTCCTGATAGGGTGGCATAGCCTTTCTTAGTGGCACGGCCGATGGCTGCCAGGGCGCCTGTCCCTGCCAGGGTGGCTGTGCCGTACTTGATGACGACGGCTGGCTTTAGGGCCACTGCGAAGGCGTGCTTGGCGGTGAGGCTGGCGCTACAGGTGGCGTCGATGGCTCCCGTGGACCCTGAGCCTGACCATATCTGAGAGCACACTTCGTTGCCGATGTCGGGGATTGTGCTCCAGGTGTCTTCGTCCTCTGTCCAGGTGCCGGGGCTGGTCGGCTTTGTGAATGACTTGGAGCTCGTCGAGTAGACCGATGCGAAGCACACAAGGGGGGAGTTGGCGTTGGCCACGCTCATGGCGGCGGCCCGGACGATGGCGTCGCTGGTGCGGTAGGATGTATTGGAGACGACGTCTATGGGGGATGAAGCGTTGAAGTCGCCGCTGGTGTAGCATGAGCATACTATCCTGAGCTTGACGGATGCGCTCATGCTCCAGGTGTAGGATGTTGGCTCGCTGGCGCCGGCTATCTTGTAGTAGAGGGCGTACTTGTCGGCGTTGGCTGTGTAGTCACCCAGGAAGGTCCAGCCGGTGGGGACTGAGTCGATGGTGGCGCCGGCGGTGTACCAGCATACAAGGGCGAAGAGGATATCGCCCTGGGCGGTCGATGCTGGCTTATTGACGGCCGCATCGTAGGGAGAGCTTAACGACGAGGCGTTGAAGTACTCTTCCGTTCTCGCTGTAAAGGCCATGGCGTCTCCGCGTCTAGTCTATCGTTACGTCCAGATCATACTGGTTGAACTTAAAGGTGTCTCCGTTGTTGATCTGCTTGCTGGCGTCGAGCTGGGTCCACATCAGAACGTGACCGCCGCTAACGGCATCCATAAGGGCGGCGTGGGTTATCAGGCCCCAGTCCGCCGTCGCCTGCGGGAATGTGATGTCGGCGCCGTTACTGCTGGCCCCACCAGAGGCGGCCGATAGGCCGGCGAGTTGCCTGGCATAGGCGCCTCCGGTGACTTCCGTGCCGACCCAGCCGCTGTCGGCCTCCAGGCCGGTGACGGCGGTGAAGAGGGCCACATAGCCGGCCACCTGGACGCCGGCCACGTTCCTCATCTGGTTTATGATTCCGTTCTCCATGTAGTCTGAGAATTCAGCCACTGTTAGCCTCCTTCGTTAGTTCGTTGAGTTTGTTGAGTGCATCAGTTTGCATCAGAAGAGCACCACTTTGATGACACAACCTATAGTGAGCCAGCCCAGGATCCCCAGGGCCCGACCCGTCATGTAGTAGTGGTGGTCGGCTTTGAGGTCGTCGAGGAGCTGGCCGGTGAGCTGGTGCTTAGCTGGCCAGGGGCAGAGTACCTCACAGAATCCCTCGACCAGGGCGTGCCACTCCTGGTAGCAATCGAGAAAGACTGACGGGCGAATGCCTTTCAGGAATCCTCTGCCCTGGTTAGCCGCCATTCTTCCCCTTTATGTGCGTGACCGTCCTTTCGGCAAACCACCAGGTGATGATGGGGATGGCCACGCCCAGGAACCACTCGGGCACCGGTCGGGCTTCTATGACGAGCTGAGCGATGACGACGGCGAAGATGATCGTGATGGCTGGCCTGACTACGGCCCGGAACATCTCCGTAAAGACGGTGGCGAGCTCGGGCGCCCTGGGCTTTTCGTTCTGTGCCATGTTTACTCCTTACAGTATGGGCCTGGGAGGCTCAAGGGAGCCCCTCATTCCCCTTGGGCGACTCTTTACTCGCCCGGCCCTCGTTGGGCCTGCCTTTCTCAGGTGATGGCGCCCAAAGTGTCGGGGACCGGCTTGTTGGCTGCCGCATAATGGTTGGCCAGGTGTCGGGCGGCCTTGATCATGTCCTCGGCGTCGGCCTGGACTCTCTCCCCCCGATATCCGCCCCTGCTGAGGGCGGCCACTGCGGCGGGCATCCTGTCCCAGTCCACAGTCTTTTCGATATCGAGGCGCCCTCTGGCCCTGAGAATGGCCTTCGTGTGATGGGGTAGCTTCCAGGTCTCGGGCTTGTCGGGGTCTTCGACGATGGCGAAGGCCTCCTTGGGTAGGCCCTCTTTGGTTTTCTCGCTGTCGAGTGCTTCCTTCACTTTGCTCATAATTCTCCTCATGTTGTCCTCTTTCTACTCCTCGGTATAGAGCTGCCTCCTGGTGACGCGCCTGCCCTGGCCGACTCTGCGGAGCTTCTGGTCGTACCTTTTCAGCCGTTCTATGCCCCACTCCTTGTAGCTGATAGTGCCCCAGTGCCCGGCTATAGTGGCTCGGTCTACTGTGTAGGCCGAGGCTGACATGGCTAAGTAGCCTGTGGCACCGAGGACTATAATCTCGTCGTGCTCCGCAGGGATGGTGGTTTCCTCGGGGTCGACGGTGTGCTTGGCAAGCCATCTCACCCGGGCGTCCGTGCCGTCGCCTGCGTCCTGCATGTAGAGGGCGCCGGCCCAGTACTCTATGCGCTGCATGTGCCTGGGGTTCTGGCCCAGGGGGAACTCCACTGACTCGACCTGAAGCAGGCTTTCCAGGGAGGTTATGTCGATCTCGGTGGTGCCGTCGGTGGTGGCGATATCGTCCTGGTGCTGCATTGGGGCATGGATTGAGTACTCGTCTACGACCCGGAGAATGGCCGACTGGATTTCTCCGTCGAGCCAGATATAGTTCTGGCTGTCGGTGTCCTTCAGGTCCTCCCGGGCCCTGGCTGTCATTTCTGTTAGGTTCATCTGGGTTCCTTGAGTTTGTTGAGTTGCTTGAGCTCTTTGAGCCCATTGGGTCTGTCGTGTCTCAACTCTAGGAACTCAAGCAACTCCATGGACTCGTTTTAGTTTCTCACCCCCGTGAGCATGGCGCACTTCACATAGGAGAAGTTGGCCAGGCTGACGTACCACTTAATTCGGGTACGTGAAGCGTCCTTGGTCTCCAGGGAGCCAAGACGCTCGATCTGCAGCATCTCCGGGCTGGTGAGGCCGCAGACTGCGCCCTCTCCCATCTGGAAGGCGAAGATGGCGGAGCAGTCGGCTGAGGTCCCTACGGTGTAGTTATCCTTGACCCAGTCTGAGATGCCTACTGCTATGCCGTTGTAGTACTCAACCATCTCGCCGGCCCGGCCTTCTCCGATCAGGAGGTTCTGGCCAGTGACCCGGCAAAGGTTGACGATCTTCCTTCTGGACCGGCGGCTCATCAGGAGCATGTCGGGCTTGGCGCCCCGGACCAGGTCAACTAGCGCATCGAGCTTATCCAGGGTGAGGGTGGCGCCGTTGACGGCCATGCCCAGGTGACTGCCGAATCGGGTTGTCCAGGTGACCGCGTCGTCCACGACGGTGGCGCCCTCCACGATGGGCCAGGTGGGCTCGGTGGTGGCGTGCGTCTTTGTGTCGCCGGCCACTGCGGTGGCCTCATAGCGCCAGCCGTTCTCCTTGCCGGCGGTGGGGACGACGACATCTCCGAGGGCGGTTGCGGTGTCGGCCACCCAGGCGGTGCCCTTCATGGTGAGGTGTAGGCCTGTGGGCTGCTCGCTTGTGCCTGTGCCGTTGAGGAAAACGTTCTCGAACTCGTTCCTGACGGCCTTAGCGGCCAGCTCTATGCAGGCAGCCTCCAGGTCCTGGACGTTACTCCTGGTGGACTTCAAGAAGTTGTCGACGTCGGCGTCCACTCCCAGGACGGACAGGGAGGCGATGCACTGCTCGAACGTGGGCGGGCTGGCTGTCCAGGTGCCGGTGACCGGTGCGTACCAGGCGGCGGTAGGGAGCGTTTTCTCCCTGTTGTATTTCAGACTGTTACCGACAATCTGAATGAAGGGGAGCTTCTGCAAGAGGGGGCTCTCCTTGACGATGGTCTCTATGATGCCCTTCAACAGGATATCAGTCGAGAGCTTAGATGCTTCTGCTAATAGTAGCGACATGGTTAGCTAGTTCCTCCTTTTTGATGTATTCCAGCGGCGATCTTCTCCCTGGGGGATAAGCCCTCGAGGGATATCTCGCCCCTGGTGGGAGCTCCGGCCGGGACCCTGCCCTATTTGGCCTGGGCCTCGAGGACTTTTTTTACGGACTCGGCGATGCTCTTGGCCTTGGCTACCGAGGCATCGATCTCGTCTATGGTCGTGCCGGTGATGACGTCGCCCGGAATGGTTGGGTTGAGGGCCCGGGCCATGTCCAGGCATTTGGTGACGGCCTTGGTGTGAGCTTCCTTGACCTGGGTGAGCTCGGCCGCCTGGGTCACGAGATTGCTTTGCTCCGCTCGCAATGCTGCGCCTTCGGCTTGCAGCTCGGTGATCCGCTTGTCCTTGTCGGCCAGGGCTGTCTCGAAGGCGGCTCTGACTTTCCTTTCTTCGTCTAGCTCGGCCCGCATGGCCTCAAGAGTTTGTTGAGTTTCTTGAGTTCCTTGAGTTTCTTGAGTTTGTTGGGTTTGATCATCTTTCTTTTCTTCTGGTGGCATAAACACTCCTTTTGAGTTTGCTTCGTCACTACGTTCCTCGCAATGACATTACTCAGGCACTTCCATCTCCGGGGCTATCGCTCTCTCTCTCGCTCCGCCACGTGTGGACTGTGCCCTGAACTCCCTATTCATTTCCAGGATCTTGTGTCTTTCGTCGAGCCAGCGGGCGAACTCCTGGTCGGGGTCCTGGATCCCGATCTCGTCCATGGCGGTCCTTCGGCTGTGTACTCCCGTCTGGACCAGGACCTGTTCGGTCTGAGCTTGTGCGGTGTAGTCCTGGGGCAAGACGGGGCCCCAAAGGACTCTGTGGCTGATTCCTTCGAAGCTCTGGCCGGTGTACTTCTCGGCGAGCTTCAGGATCATGTCGTTGCGCTGGTGATAGGCATTGCTCCGGATGGTGCGCTTTCGTAGCACCTTCTGGATAAGGGAGCTGAGCTCTATTCTAAGGGCGGTGCCTGAGAGGTCTCTCTCTATGCCTCCCCAGGCTGCCCTGGGCATTTCTGAGATATCGTGCAAGGACCGGTACAGGGTATTGATGTAGTCGATGTGCAATCTGACTCCGCCTCCCTGCAGCAAGTCCAGGAGATAAGCCTTGGCGTCCTCGGGTATCGTCCACAGGGCGCCGGGCTGGACCTTGATGTCCTCCGCGGAGGCCACGTTCTCCAGGACGGCGATGGGGTTTCCGGAGAGCTCCAGGATCCGGGACAGCTGAGAGAGGGCACGGTTGAGCTCCCTCTGCGGCTGGACCAGGATGGGGATGTCGGACTCTCCCCAGAACTGCTTGGGCTTCTTGACGTTGGGGAAGATGACAAAGGGAATGAATCCGTAGGGGTTGGGCTTGGACTCTATGAGGTCGCTGTCCAGGTAGAGGGAGAAGTCCTTAGCGGTCCAGAGCTCGGTTACCACGACTCTGTCATTGCGAGAAGCCCCGCTGAATCGGGGTGACGTGGCAATCCCCTGAGATTGCCACGCGGAGTTTACCCTGAGCCCTGACAGATTCTTCGCGGAGCCTGTCCTGAGCAATACAAGATCCTTCCCCTTCACTTCGTTCAGGGTCAGGATGACAGGAGGCGAAGGGCTCAGAATGACAGAAGGCGAAGGACTCGCAATGACATCACCGTAGAGCATCTCTACTTCGTCCTTGGTGAGTGCATAGCGGGAGGCTACTCGCCAGATCCGGGAGGTATCGTCTCCCAGCCACCAGGCGAAGATCCCGGAGACGTCGGGGGCGGTGACCCGGACCTGCTTGTCGTCGGTATCCCATATCACCTTATAGCAGGCGTCCCCCAGGACGGCTGCGTCGATCTCCGTCTCGTAATCGAGCTGCTGCAAGTTGTTCTGGTCGTAGACCTGGCGGAGGACCGCCTCTGCGCTCTTAACGGCGGCCAGCTGGGAGCTGTCGGGTTTCAGCGGGTAGCAGGCAACGCCCAGGCCCTGCGTAAGGAAGCTGGTGACCTTGTCTATGGTGACCTTGGCGTAGTTGAACACGAGCTGGCGGTTGCGTGATGTCTGCTGCCACTGGCTGCCGTTGTAGAAATCCAAATTGGAGCGGTAGGTGGCCAGGCGGGTGGTATCCATGCGGTTTAGCTGGGACGGGGTGAAGCTTGTCCTCGAACGGAGTGAAGGATCATTCATCTCTCAACTCCAAATGCTGAGCAAATTCCAAATGACAATTGAAATCCAAATGCCTAAATGCCAAAGCCTCTCTCTTTTGTCATTTGAGCTTTCTTATTTGTCATTATCTTGGCATTCGGGCTTTGTCATTTGTCATTAAACTGCGACTGCCTTCAGCCACCTCTGAACCGTCCTCGGGCTCACTTCAAATATGCGGCCAATCTCCTTAACGCTCGTGCCTTCCTGCTTCAACTCCAGCATCCTCTGGGCTCGCCTGCGCTTCAAGAACCTCTCCTTCCCCCAGGGCTGTTCCTTAAGACAATCGGGGAAAGGACAGCTAAGACAGGAGGGAAAGAGCTCACAACCCTTGTCCTCGTAAGGGAATTCGTCGGGCAGCAAGTCCCAGAGCAGTTCAGTTTCCATGATAGTGAATAAATTAGCACGTTTGTTCTAGAAGAGCAAGGAGGTTTTGTCCTCCTGAACCCGAAGGAAGTGAAGGGGAAGAACATCACCTTCACCATTCCGCAGGCCCAGCAGCCGCTCTTAATCCTCTCCCACCAGCGGGAAGCGGACGGTCCGTTGCCCCCTCGCCCAGCACTACCCTATGTCATTGCGAGCCCTTCGCCTTCTGTCATTCTGAGCGAAGCGAAGAATCTGTCCGGGCTCAGGGTAAACTCCGCGCGGCAATCTCCGTCCTCCACAACCCCACGAGATTGCTTCGGCTGATGCAGTCAGCCTCGCAATGACAGGATCGAAAGCCACTGTGCACGCCTGACAAATCGGGCAACTACGGGTTCGACCTGCCTCTTTCTAGATTCTTTTCACTTTGGTTTGTCATCTTGATTCTTGAATTTGTTTATTGTTCGGCATTTGGGCTTTGGCATTTGTCATTGTTAACCGGCGTGGCCCATGCACGCCACATGATGCCTCGCCATATCAGGTATATTGACAAATGAAACGTGGTTGCTATAATAAATCCAAGCTATTTTGGCAGTTAGGCGGATTTACCTATTGACAAAATAGACATAATAGTTTTAAAGTATTGGAAACCCCTAAAAGGGGGCAACTGCTGTTTGCGTAGAACTGAGCATAGAGCGGAACGTTAACAACTGAATAGTGACGGATGACATTTGCCTGCCATTCTGAACCGGAGGTAATCTAGTGCGGGGCTTTAGCCTCGTGTCAGTGTGCACGAACCTGAAGGTTCGTACTACAAGAATCAACGGAACAGGATGACATTAATAAACATTAATAGAAATAGAAAGGAGGTGATGCTTATGGCAAAGTCCCAAAGCGAATCGCCATTGCGATTAGCCTTCTCTCTCGTGTCATTGCGAGGAGCCGAAGGCGACGAAGCAATCTCAAAGGATTCGCCAGGGGGAACAAAACAATGCCTGGCCCGGGCAGAAATACAGTGCTAA